CAATGCTTTAAGATCTTTCTTTACGATTGATCCAACTTCACCAGATGTAGCATATAGACCAGACACATGTGTCTGATTTCCAGCTGCTACTTCAATAGTGATAGCTGCACCTACTTGTGATAAGAATGCAGTATCTTCAATCTCCTGAATATCTAGAACAGAATTTTTCTCGATTACCTCTGTTAAAGGCATATCGTAAGCTAAAAGCTCTTCTTCTGTTTTCTGGAAGTCTTCACTTGATACGAAGAAGAATGGGATCTCATATCTTTCACCCATTACATAGTTATTTGTGGGGTTACCACGGAAGTTAACAATCATAGCCTTTGAATCTGGCTCGATGTCAACTATTTTTACCATACCATCATGGTTTACAGATCTCTGTAGATCCATTTTTGTTACATACTCTGGTTGAATTATCTTTCTTGCGAACGATACCTCACGCAGTTTTTGACGAATAAAAGAAGAACCCTCTTGAGCAACTTTTTCAAGACCTTCAGGAGAGTTTAGCTTTTGGATAAACAATTCGTTTATCGTATTTGCACTAATGTTTTCCATTATATAACCCTCCGTTATACAGTTACGAATTCAATCGCTGTGAAAGGTGCACTTAGATAAGTCACACTATGTGATGCCTTTGTGCAATAAGCTACTACTGCATTTGTGCTATCACTGCCTGCTGCTGATAATTTTCCTTCTGTGTTTACATATAGAGCCGTTCCTACTGCTGGTGATCCTACAAATTGATCTGTTACACCACGTAATTTACCGTAGATAACTGTAACGTTTCCAGTAGAGTGAATATCTGGTGAAAAACCAGCACTACCATCTCTATTAGATTCTGACCAAATTGGGAATGCTAATACACCACTCACTGTAGGGAAATCTACATGATCTGCGGAATCTATTGTAACCCAGGTACCTGTTACACCAGAAGCTAGAACTGCAGCACTAGCTGCGAGATCCATTCTTGTGACCAGATTTAAGCTACTTAGTATTTGAAGCATTTACTTCTTTCCTCCAATTAATAATGTACTCAGTTTAAAGTACATCTGATAATAAATAACGAGTCAACGGATCTAACGTCTCATCGTCTTGTATACGTGAACTAAGGGTGCCGAATTTTGTATGACCCTCTCGTATATTGAATTCAATGGCTTTATCCATTAAATTTAATTCCTCGATAGTTTTAGACGCAAATTTTTCAATCGAAGATTCTAAATCTTCTGCAGCTAAAGAACCGTGCTTGAATAACTTGAAGGCAAGACTCTGAGCCTTATCCTTTAATTCAAGTTCTGCAGTTTTTTCTAGAACTTCTTCTTTCAATTGAACAATCGCATCTGCAGCTAATTTTCTTAATTCAGCATCCATAAGATTCAATATTTATAATTATTCTGATTCGTTTGCAATTTTTTGAAGTTCTTCAGCAAAAGCATGTGCCATTATCTGTCCAGCTTCAGCTAGTTCGGCTACTTTTTCTTCTTCTTCTTCAACTTGCAAATCATTTGCTATAAGCATTTCTGCTAATTTTTCTACATCTGACAATTCATAGTCATCACCAAATTCAGCTTTTAAAGCCTCATCAGCAGCTTCAGCATACTTAGCAAGAAGATCCATTCTTTCAGAAGCAATTTTCATTTCTTCTTCTGTAATTTCTACTTCTTGTTTTACTTCCTGTTCTGCTTGTTTCATTAGTTCATATCTTTCTAGTAAACCCATTATTGATTCCCCCATACTTTTTGATAGAGATTGACAAGTACCTGAGCTTGTTTAGAAAGTTCTTCTTCTGCTGGTTCGACTTCTTCCTCTATTTCAGTCTCAGCTTCTTTAACTTCTTCTTTCACTTCAAGTTCAGTTTCTGCTAATTTTTTTAGTTCTGCATGAAATGAACGAGCCATAATTGCACCAGTTTCTTCAGCTTCTTTTACTTTCTCAGCTTCTTCTGCAGCTAACTTTTCAGCATCTGCATTTTTTTCAGCTTCAACAGTAGCCTTTGCTGCATTAAAAGCTTCTTCTGCTTCTGCTAATTTAATCTGAGCTTCTGTTCTGGTTTCAGTAACAACCTCTACTTTAGATTCTTCTGCTACTTTAGAAGTTTCTTCTGCTGAGGTTTCTTCGGCTTTAACTTCTTCTGCAGGCTTTTCGCTTAATCCTTCAACCAGCTTTTCTTCTGCAGTCTTTTGTCGTCCTAATTTTTCTAGGATTTGATCGACATTTAATCCAGCCATATTTTAACCTCCTATTTGTTAGTTAATTAAATCTGTATATATTAATTGTAGATGAGCATTATCCATCTTTGCTACAAACTGGCCTAGTTTAGATATTTCAAGAGATTTATCAAGTAACTTTTCAGCCTTGACCAATCCAAGAGAAGCAACTAATCCAGTTAGAACGGGATGCTTTCTAATAAAGTTCTCTGTTTCCGTGATAGGTTCACCTTGTTTAGCTTTATTTTCCTGTACTCCTGAAATATAATAAGAAACAGGGATACTTACAAGTGAATTTCTAAAAAACCTATCAACTCCGACTCCAGCAGTTTTCTTGAATGCCTCATCTTGAGCAAACAAGCTTCCTACTGTACCGGCGCCTACTAAGACTGGAAGTAACCATTTATTTTTTAACATAAATTGTCTAAATCCAGTAGTACTAGGATTATTAAATACTTTTGCATAACCATAATAAAGTCCACCAAGAATACCAAGAGGTACTATTGGATTTTTATGCGCAGTAGTTTCTGGTTCTGGCTCATGTCCAAAAAATATTTTACTTATAAAACTTCTTTCTGCTGGAGGTTGTTCAGGATACTTGGGCATTACAGTTTCCTTGACAGCTTCAAGCTGTTCAAGTGGATCAAAATAAGTTCCTTCATCTTCTGCCAGTTTAGTTAAAGCTCTAGTTACTATTAATTCTTTAGTCATTGCCATATCTGGAATATCTTCCATTAGTAACTCTGCTACTTTTTCATTATAGTTTTCAAAGTTTACATCAACAGGGACTTCGGGAACTGTATCAGCAGAAATATTAAATATTTCTCCCTTGTGTTCCAATTCATCAGCGAGACTTATCTCACCTAAATTGTAAAGTGCTAACTTTTGAAAATCCTCTTTCAGAGGAAAAATTCGTAGAGCATTCATTGTAGATAAAACCTGATTCAAAGGAAACTCTGCAAGTTTCTTTAACTTTTCTTCAGGTATTCTAGCTTGAGAATTACGAATTAGTAATTTAGGATCAGAACTTACACAGTCTACTTTTGCTTCTATATTCTTGCGAATCTCTGCATAAGTATCTTGTTCAGCAAATTTATTCAGGCCAAGTTCTAAACTAGGTGCTAATCTTGCTGACTTCATAAATGTAATATCCTTTCCATTGTATCCTGCTACCTTGGATAAAAATCCGGCAGTTCTATCTGCTGGAATTAAAACAACACTAATGTCAAAAAACTTTGGCATTCTGTTTATAGCTACTACTCTTTGTCCGCCAGGAAGTATATGATTCATTTTATTAACTAAATGATCACAGTATTCTTTACGTGTACGCGCGCGATTACCACATATGGAACAGTTATGGGTTACATATTCTGCTGCTTGATAAGATTCATCTTTATCTATCTGAAGGTTTTGAACTACAAGCATTTTATTTACTTCTTTTAATTCTTGTATAGGTATTAAAATAATATCTTTAAAATCAAAAAATCTACTACTTTTATTAATGTCATACTCTATTATTTTTTCAGAATATTTACTTAATTTTTGAGTTTGACTTCCTGGAATATGCACATTATAAATTACATTACTTCCCCATTCATTTTTAAATAAATGTTTATTAATAGAAGCTACTATTCCTACTTCTAAAGAAACTCTGCGAATGTCTCTTGCCAATTGTTGAGAAATAGTTGTATATCTGATCATTCCTTGATGAGCATTGTGATCTTGACTACCATCGCCATTAATAGCACTACCCAAAAAATTTAATAAAGTCTTTTCATCATGAGAAAATATAGATGGATGTAATTTTTTTGTATTTGAATATTCTCCACCAAATTTTTTCATTAGTCCTGCTAATTCTTTTGAATAACTAGATACTCTACATTCATTTTTTTCTATAAAGTCATATATTTTATATTTATAGTTACATATATCTAAACTGTTGCATAAATCTTTTACAAAAGTATCTTTTTCATTTAAATTAAAAGAAAAAGATACTCCCATGTCGACATATTCTCCTTTATTATCTCTTTCCTTTATCAAAAATCCTTCGGAAACATAGTATCCTAAAATTCTAGCTTGTTCTAAATTTAGAATATTTTTGTCTTTTTTTGTTTTTTTAAATACAAGATAATCTCCAACTCGAAGGTTTTCCATGTTGATCCAATCAAGTATTGGCTCTGATGTTTTTAAAGATTTTTTTCTAACTATAGATCCTTCTAAAAATTGTTCTTTCTTTGCAATTTGAAATGGATGTTGTTTTGATCCTCGTAGGGTTAAATAGTCACCAAATGGTTTTAACTCTATATAATTAGAAATTATTCTTTCATTTTTAGCTATTACCTGTTTATACTCACCTGTATGTGTTAATACATAATCGCCTATTGAAATATCATTTAAAGTACCATTTTTATCTTGAGAAACTACTGGAGTGTCTGGACTTAGACATTCGTCCCAGGGAACTCTACATCCCATAGATACTGCTGGTAAATCTCCTTTGTCTAGTCTTGTAACTATATCTTCTGCTTTTACTTTGTCAAGTTCTATAATTAACTCTACTCTATGCATCTCTGGATTATAGTGTGAAAATACTACCTTACCCATAGATTTTTCTGGGTCCTTATTTACATGATGTCTATATACATGACCAAGTGCTTCAAATGTCTTGTGATATTCTTTCAGGGCTTCTTCTGGAAAATAATCTCCATTTCGATTTGATCCATAGAATTCTCCTGCTGATAAAGCATTTACAAGTGCATATATCTTGTCAGCTTTTTCCTTGATAGTCTTGATAAAATCTACAAGTACCTGTGAATACTCTGCAGTTTTAGTAAAATTACTAGGATGGACTAGTTGTAAAACTTCAGAATTATTATCACCATATTCAAATAATATTTCTTTATCTATCATATTATATTAATAACCTGCTATGTCTTCTAAACTTGTTCCCATTACTTTTCCTGCTGCTGAGGTTGCTGCTTCTGAAAATCTACTCTTTGATTGTCTTGAATCTGTAACGGCTTTTTGAATTCCGGCTAAAGTGCTATATGTATCTACTGGAGGTCCACCATATAAATCTGGAAATCCTCTATCTATTGATTGCCTAATAAAGGCTCCTGCTGATAAAGGATCAGCTGCCATATGTGGTGCAAAATGAAATAGTGATGCCCAATATTGTGCAACTACTTTAGGGTCTTGCTTTTTAAGAGCTGGATGAGCTTTCAACATTTCCTCATAGTATTCTTTGCTCTTTGACTTCAAGTTAGATTCTTTCAAGGCATCAATTATGCTATCTGCAAATGTAGCTATTGCCATAGCTCCAGCAATACCCAGTGCAGTTGTAGCTACGCCTCCCCAATTTATTTGACTTTTTTTCTCCATTATCTCACCTTATATTGTTTAAGACGTAAATTAACAGCTTCTCTAGTAAGAGGTACTTTAGTTTCTTGCTTCTTTTGTGCTACTGCTTTTCCAGCTTTATATGATGCAAGCATTGCAACTGCTGCAGTTGTTTTAGGATGCTCCCTGAACCATCTGAATGTATCACTGGCAGTATTAAAAAATCCTGCATTTTTTATCATATTGGGTGCACTATTTGCTTTTCGAAGATTAGAATATTCCGATTCATATGCCTTGTAAGCTTCTTCTAGACGTAGAGCATGTAAAAATGTATCTTCAATTTCTGATGCTAACTTGAATAAACGTGATTCGGTATTAGGAAGTGAACTTGAGAATTCTGCTTGTTTGTCAAAATCGATGTGATTTATTCTGTTAGATAGACGAGTCTTGAATAATTCAATCATTGCTTCGCCTGTACATTCTGATGCTGTCTTTATAATATTTGAGATATCGGAATAGGTAGTTCCTTCTAGAACTGCTTGTTTTATTAAGGTTTCTAATGTTTCTACATTAGAGGTAAATAGTCCCTGTGTACTAATAAAATTATCATTCAGGTATTCAACTACACCTTGTAGATATTCACTTTTTTTAGTAAAATCACCATTTTGGGTCTTTATAGAATTTCTGTGTTCTATGATATTTTGTATTTCTTTTTCAGAATATAGAGGAACTTCTGCTTTTTTATATAATTCAAAAATATCAGTAACATCTAGTTCTGCATTCTCAAGTGAATAGTCTTGCATAGGAATGTCCTCTTTACCTTCTTTTACTATTTCTTCATGAGCCAGAGAGGCATCTGCTAAATCAAACTTTAAATACTTATCTTCTGCTGTTTTAATGAGCGCAAGATATGTAGCTACATTAGCACTTTCAGCTACTCTTCTTAATTCTTGCTTGTTCAGGCCACGCTCGGAAGCTACCTTTTTTAAGCCAACATTAAGAGAAATACGCTTCTGTATATAATCTTTTGATATATTTTCGCCTAACTTCTCAAGTTCTCTAGGTTCTACCATAACTGAATATACTCCTTTATTTAATTACTGTCAAGTATTTCTAAGAAAAATTTGCAATTCCATACATTAGGTCAAGGGATACTTTACAATAGAGAGTCGAATGTACGGCATCATCAGGACCTATGCTGATATACTTCATGCTATTTTTTTCTTCATCAAACTCCATTTGAACATTTAGAAAATCATCCTTGAATAATTCAAAATCTTCCCAACGCGGAAATACAAACTTCCCACCCTTTATGTCCTGAAAGAAATCGTTCATCACCTGATTACGACTAAGTGTATAAGCAGGCATTTTTGGATTCCATCTAATCTTTTCTTTTTGTGTAGGTAAATGCTGAAATGCAATTACTTTATCATACCCTATTCGACTGCGTATTTCTGAATTAGGTGCTTCACCCATTCCATAATCTGCTGCAAGATGTCTAACTTTCCATTTATCCATTAGCTCGGGTATAATTTTATGTATATATGCATAATCTGCTTCTTTGCCTAAAAACTTCTTCATATATAAAACGTGATATCTATCTCCACGTTTTTGCATTATAGTAATTACAGTATGAGAATTCTCAGAATTTATAGGGCCATAATCTATTCCCATTACCGCGTCATTATAAGATGCATCTAATTGTGTTGGCTCTCCTGTCATTACATATTCTGATCTACTGCTTTGTATTAAATCTGCTTCTGTGATTGGTGATGTACCTTCATCATATTCAAGAGCAAGTACTTCGTTATAATACTTAGCTGTAGAATATTTTTGTTGTTTACCAAGCACATCCTTTTCCCAACTAACCCAGGGTGCTTTATCAAAATGTAGCAAGCATACTCGAAATCCTTCAACTACTGGCTTCTGCGTAAGTGAATATGTAGATACCCACTGACCACCCTGTTTAACATTCATAGATCTACCACATTTATTACAAACTACTCCATGTTCTCCTATATTATCTGGACCTAGTATATTCCAATGATTACAAGATTGACATTTCAAGATATATTCATTTTTACTCGAACGATCCCATATATTAGCTAAAGTGCCTTTACTGCGTTTTGGAGTTCCAGCATAAAGAGTCCACTTAAACATTGAACGTGACATAGTTTCTTGAACAACTGGAATAACATCTTCTCGCAAGTCCTGAACCTCATCAAATATATTCATGTCTGCGGAGTATCCTCTAATACGATCTGCATTAAGAAGGGCATATCGCAAGTACATACGTGAACCATTCAGGAGTTGTTTCATAAATACGTTTTGTACAAGAGAAGAATTCATATAGTGTTCTTTTATTAATGGACTTCCCTCGAGCACGGGGTTTATACGATCATGAGAAAAAACTTTAGTTTGATCTACTGTTGGAGCAATGTACAGAGACTTGAAATAGTTATACATTACACTATTTGTTATCATTAAGTTTGATAACGTAGTTGACTTTGCTGTTTGTCTAGAAAACATGTATACTGATTCTGTCGCATCTGAATTGTATATAGCACGCAGATGTGGGTAGTCATTAAGTGATAATTGATGTCCATTCAGAAATAAAAAGTTTTCTGAAAAATCAGCTTTAGTTGTTTGTATAACTTGTGACACTATGATAGTCCAGATTTTCTCTTATAGTTGATCTTTTTAAATAATTAAGTCCTTTTTTTAAAACATTCCTTATTCCTGTGTATTTTTGAAATACAGTTTCTGTTTTATCCATATTTTAGTCTCATTTTTCTTTTCTCTCTTTTAGCTAGAGAAGGTTTAAGATAAAATTGTTTATTTTTATATTCATCCAATACTTTAGATAATTCCATTTTTTTCTTAAATCTACGAAGTGCATCATCTATTCTATTATCCAAGACTTCAACTTGTACTGACATTATTTTTTTTTGATTGATGTATTATTTCTTCAACTTCAGATAGGACACTTGTATATCTTTCTGATAATACTCCATGTATAAACTTGTATAATAAATTTAGGTATCCTGTGCGAGGAGTTCCCCATCCGACGTTATATACTGTATCTCTGCCTAATTGCAGTTCCTCAGCATATTCTATTAATTCCTTTTGATCTCGTTTTATTCTATTTTTAATTTTTAATTCTTTCCACGGATCATAGTTATTTTTTAATAAGGTTTCCAGGTCTTTTTTACTATTTAAATACGCATCTACTTTTCTCATAAGTTCTTTTGCATGAATTCTGAGGCTTACTAATTCTGCCCAGTATTCATCCTGAGGATCTCTATAAGAACTTCTCGGTGGAGGGGTTACTAGCCATCTCTTGGCTAATACATCATATACTCCAAAATAGGAATCTTGATATCCAGGTATTACTCCTGTATGTGCTTGTAAATATATATTTACTGGATGTTTAGTTCCTGGAACTACTTGTTCATTATATTTTCTTCTTACTTCCCAAAGTTTTTCTACTAGTGATGGTGGATCGAGTACAACATTTACATCTATATCTGCGGTAGCTCTATCTTCTTCATCGCTGCCGTACTGTAAACTAGTTATCGCCCCAAGAATAACTATTTGCTTGATAGAATCTTTTGGGATGTACTGTCCGATAACTTTATGAATTGTTCGCACAACTTCTGGTCTAGGATGTTGATCTTTAGTCCATACATCTGGGCACATTTCATCCATTACTGGGTCTAATGCACCAGCCTGTTTGAAGAAAACTACTTCTGCCTTTTCCTTGCGTATTCCGGCAGGAGGTACCCTATCAAACCATTCTCTAGATAATGCATCTATAGCTTGGCTAGTTGGTACATTTTTTATTTTCTTATATACCTGTGATGCTTTGTTCATATTATATATTTACTAATTTTTGTTTTAAAATATTCTCTAAATTTTTTATAGCATGTCTGCTAAATCTGGGAGATTTACCATATTTAAAATTTTTCATAGACTCTTCTAAAAAATCTGCTTCACCACTATATTTTCTGTTTAATATTTTATATTTTTTTAGATTTTTTTGTTCTCTAGGTAAGGTAGTTAACATATTGTGTTCTTTTAACATCACAGAGGCGGCATTATGCCCAAAGAAATTTTTAAATTCAGGCTGCACTCTTTTAACATTTGTTTCTGCCAGCTCGTGCCCTTTTACAATAGCCTCCATTCCCTTTTTATCTTTAGGTGTTTTTATTAATTTTTCTGCTAATTCATCTTTCTTAAAATATTTATTAGTACCACCTTTTGGCGAAACAACCTTATTAGTAAACTTTGTTAAAATTTCCTTTTTTTGAATACTAGATATTCCCCCTGGAGCTGTATTTAATACTTTTTTTGCAGCTTTAAGTTTTGCTGATCCCCAATAACCGCTATTCATCCTTTTAGGAGTTTTAATTATAATTTTTTTTGCTGCTTCTAAAACTGCAGCTTGCTGTTTAAGATTAAAACTTATTTTATTCATTAATTTAGTTCCGAAATGTGTTTGAATTTACCATCTTCGTCTATAACTGAAATAGGTCCATTTGCAGCTGGTAAATCGGCTTGTTCATTTTTATCTCTCGCCTTATTTAATTTGAAAGTAATTTCTGAAAAGACATCTTTTTTGTCTTTAGTGTCTTTATCAAATTTTTCTAATTTTTCAACAGTCTTTAGAGCTAATGCTCCCCATTTCTGAGCAAGGTCTACATTAGTTTTAGATTGTTCTTTGAAATTATAAAATGAATCGGTCATTATTTCTCTGAGCATAGAATCAAAAGATTTATTTGGAGCTGCTCCAAGTTTCCAAACAAGATGATCCTTATCTCCCTTGAGGGCTAATAAATAGAATTTTTTTAAATCATTGCTTTTTGTTTCATTTACAAATTCTACTTTATCAGATAGAGACCATGACTTGACATTAAAAAAGTAATGTAAAAATTCAGTAATATCCTCTGAAGTATAGTTTATATTATACTTACCATTAACAATAAGTTCTATATCTTCATCTGTTATTTTTGCTAATGCTAGAGAGGTTATCAATCGATACATAAGAGGATCTTCGAGTAATCTAAATGCTCCTGCTATTCCAGTAGTACCGTTTGGCATTTCAAGTTTGCGTAAATACCCAACCATTTTATCTACACCAAGTTCCATTAACCAATTAGGATCTGGTTGATTCTTTGTTATATAGTCCGGGTTAATTTGTGCAAGTGTTGCATGTACCTGATCTACTCCATCAAACGGAGCAAAGAATTCTGGTTCATTCAAGCGATCAAGAATTTCATCTCTAGTTAATTTACTACAAACTAAAGCTTCTACATATTTTATAAATGGTATTTTCATTATTTCTTGTCTTTATTTAATTCTCTGTATCCATGCACTCCTCCAGCTGCAGCTATCGCTGCCGTGGTAGCTGGAATTGCTGGATTAATTTTTTCTTTTTCTTTCTTTTTAGCAGCAAGTTTGCTAGATACGATTTCAGCTTTAGACATTACGTTCACTCCGACAATTTATTGCATGACATATTATTTTTCTATGTGTGTGACCAGTAGAATTACTAACGGATTCTATTCTTGCTGTCATATTATTACATATAGGACATTTTACAAGTCTTGGTCCTACTTGAACTTTTGTAAGTTTTTTAGGTTGCATTAATGAATAAATAGTTTAGCTAATTTTTCTCTATCAAGCTTGAGTTTTTCTCCCCACTCTATAAAATTATTATTATACTTACCCTCAAAAGCTTCTTTAACCATTTCACCCATTTTAGCAAATGATTCTGGTTTAGTTTTTTCTGCCATCTTACAAAATAAAGAATCAAACTCATTCGGAGTTTCTGGTTCTTTATCATAGTTTAAATGCTGGAATATTTCGTATACCATTAGTCTTCCTCATTTATATAATTTAAAATATAATTCAGGTCATCATCAGAACGGTATCCACTAAAACTAATTAGTTCTTTTTGATCTTCATTATAAATAGTAATGTCTGGTTCTTTACCAACAATAAACTCGCAAGTAGCTCCAAAGTTATCTTCTGCAAGATTCTTCAGAGCTATTGCCAAGTTATTACTTGATTCTGTTCCATCGTGCTCAATTAAAAGATACATTATTGGTAATACACACTCTGAGGAATATTCATATTTCTCATAGCTAATCTAGCTTTTCTTTGTTGTTCATCTTGTTCATTTGGTTTACTAGCTAAATATAGTCCAGCGGCCCCTGCACCGCCAAGAAGTAATTTCCCTTTATTTCTCGATAAGAATCCTTTGGCACCTGAAACAGATTTTGCCGTTTCCGGATTAGTTACTACAGATTTAATAGTGTCTACACCTCCTGGTACTCGTGTTTTTTTCATTGCTGCTACAAGTTCGTCCATATAACTTCCAGCACCAACATCTTTTCCACCAGTTCTTGCAGCTTCGCTAGCAATTCTTCCAGCTTCTCTATAAATACTTTTTTCTCCGAGACGGGATGCCTTCCAAACTTTATATCTGGTTAATCCTTTTACTGCCCAGATTGGTAACAAGGCTTCTTTTTGCATTTCATTATTAAATCCTTTTAGAATCTGCTTATTCATCTTGATCCTCTTTTTTAGATTTCTTTTTTGAAGTAGATTTTTTTGAAGTATTTTCTTCGACTTTCGGTTCTTCGACTTTCGGTTCTTCGACTTTCGGTTCTTCGACTTTCGGTACTTCGACTTTCGGTTCTTCGACTTTCGGTTCTTCGACTTTCGGTTCTTCGACTTTCGGTTCTTCGACTTTCGGTTCTTCGACTTCAGGAGAAACCTGTGGTTCTTCAATCACAGGAATCCCAATTAATTCATCCTTAATTTTTTCAGCTTCCTGTTTACGTGCTCTAATTAAAGATGTCTGATAAATTGTTCTAGCCATAATTTCCTCTGGTTATGCTGGTGTACCACCATTAAGTGCAGTAAGCTTACGTGTATAAGCATGCACTTTTGCATTATCTGCTGTTTTTTGTACTCTCCAATGACTTGTAGTATCAGCTGCACGTGATTGTGTATCATATACTGTATTCACATATGATGTTTTTGAATCAGATACTAGAGCCTTCAGGTATGATCTTTGATATAATGTCATCATTTTAAATTATTCTCCTTAATTTATATATTATTAATATATTATTAATATAATGTTAATTTATCAATTTTACAAATTATGTTATTGTTTTCCAACCCTTGTGAGACTTACGTTTACCTGTAACAACTCTCCATATATTCCACAAAGGTAATTTGTATTCTCTACAAAAGGCATTCAACCCAATGCCCTCTATTAATTCTCCCGACGGAGACATAATTTTAAAAGGCTTACTTTTTGTTTTAAATATTTTTTCCTTTGTTTTTATACTCATTTATATTTCTCATATCTAAATTCCTTGAAGATAGGCACTCTAAGTTTGCCAGTCTGATATTGTTGATGACCAGTAACTTTTGCCCATAGCCCAATAAATCTATTAGGATTCAAGTAAGCTTCACGTCGTAGTTCATCTGATAGTCCTGAACCAATACGAATCTTAGTTTTCGTATTCTCAGGGATTCCGATGAATCCTCCTATAGCATTACCTTCATACTTACTGCCAGGACTGGCAGAGAACACTCCAGTTATTAGAACGTCAAAGTCTTCATTTGACTTTGATTTGTAAGGAGTAGCTTCTTTCATCTTGTAAACTACTATTCCCTCACGCGTTAGCGGGTGTTTACCCGAAAGTATATCATTTTTTAGTTTCATTTTTTCTTGTTGTGTAAAAGCAAGTGGTGGTAATTCTAGTTCAGGGATTTTAGTAGAAATCTCTTGCATCATCTTGAGTTTTTCTTCATATGGTCTATCTTCTACAAACTTACCTTTGAACTTGACTATATCAAACATTGCAGGTTTAAGTTTACCTACTTGTTCCTGTGTGTCTCTTGATTTCCATACATTAGAATTTAATACTCCCCCAATTACAGAAGAATCTTTTCCAGGAATATATAACTCTGTTCTTACAATGGTAGTTCCAAGATCCACTGGTCCTCGAGCCTTATATAAATCTGTTCGATATGAATGGTCTATTGGTTCTCCAGATTTTTTACTAGTTCTATAAGAATAAACATCTAGTCTTTTTCCAGGACGTATAAGAACTGTGTTATGTGCACCATCAAGTTTTGGTGACCATACCTCGTCCTTGTAATCAGTTTTGAGCTCTTCTAACTTAATTGACTTATAATGTGGTTTATAGTCTGGAACTTTCTCCCCAGTCTGACCCGTGTAATTATATAAAAGCCAATCTACACCACCAGTACTCATTAACATATATCTAGATACATCTTGTCCCTTGTATATATTAAATAATATCTTATCCGGTTTAGATTCAAGGACCTCAATTTTATCAAAGAACATGCTAGTAACTGTTCCTGCACCATATCCAGATTCTATCTCGCCTTCCCAACCCATATATGAACTTTCATGTGTGGGTTGTTCTATTGCCTTAGTTTTTTGCCCAGGGCCCGGCAAGCTACGGACAGCCCATGATAAAGCATCGCTAGAACCAGGAGGATTAAGACGAAGATCATAATGGGGACCAGCTTTTTTCGCTTGATGAACTTGAATGTTTCCTGTCCATCTAGAATCATTTGTGCTTGGTACTTCTATAAATCTACCTCTATCTGGTATACCTATTGGCATTATAGTGCTCTTAGTTTTAATAGAGAACTTAATCTAAATTTTAAAGCTCTGTCATTCAACATTTTTTAAATTCATTAATTCTAAATATTTTACTTCCATCTCTTTCTTTTTTTCTCTAGGAAGTTCATAATATTCTTTTTCAATCTTCTGAATTACTCTATCTTCAGAATTTTTTCTAACTAATCTTATCCATTTTTTATCTGCTTTCAGTGCGTTTGGATCAAGATTATCAATCATCCTAAATAATATATGAAAAGCATCCTCATAGTTACCCTCCTTAAGGGTACGTTCGAATGTTTCATAATTTATTGCCATATGTTTTTTCTAGATAGTGTTTAATATCTACAAGATCTACTACATCAGAATCTGAATTAGCTAGCTCTACTGCATAGCGATACGGCTTCATAGCTTTTACTGTACTTGTTTGTTCTGCAGCTAAATCTTTGAAGTCGACCATGTTAAAATTACTATCAAAAAAAGCTATCTTGATTGGATAACTTACATTTCTATTCCAAAATCCAGATGTTGTATCGTTGTCAAATTTGAATACAGCAATTTCGTCCGATGCTAAAGGTTTACTAAACATTAGTCCTCTTGCACGATCATATGGAGTTTCTGCTGTGAATCTTACTTTCATGATATAAAGTTCTTTATATGTTATTATTTTCTAATCCTTGTTTAGTATCTGCAATTTTTAACCTATATATCTTTTTGGATTTTTCCAATCTCTTGTTTTACTTACAAGTTTGTCATTTTCATAAACTTTTATTACGGGAAATCTATTTTTATCAGCACCCCTTTGTAAAGGTCTAGAAACATTTTTTAATTCATTCTGTAATATATCTAATCTATTATTAGTTTTAGCTCCAAGCATTCTACTAATGATGTCTGGTTTTACGGCCTTTTCAGTTTTTTTAGCCATACTAATTGCTTCTTCTGTTCCTAAGCCATATAATTTTCTAAGTCTAACTGCAAGCCTCATTACAGGCGTTGAGTTAATTGCTAACTTTTCAAATACTATTTCAGCCCTATTCATAATAAACTCCTATAATTTTTTTTGTATATTAACCATTTCTTTCATTTTCAGGTCTTTGCCACTTGCACTTGAAATTCCAGTTATAGTTTTTCTAGGTTTAGGTGCAAAGCCTACTCCTAACATTAGAGCAGTACTAGCTAAAGCTGCTTTTTTTACCATTTTCTTTTTGCTCGATGTTTTACATTTAGATAATTTTTGAAATACATGTGTTGCTTTATCCATACTAGACTCCTTTACAAATTGAATTGCTTCTTTTACTTTTTTATCAGACTCTTCACTAGATAACATACTAGCTCCAATGCCAGTTAGTATAATTGGTACTGTCAAGTATTTAGATTTCAAGAGATCCATTTGTGCTCCAACTCCTAAACCCACTTTAGCACCAATCAGACCTTCTACAATTTTTATCTCTTCTTTACTGACTTTTGATTTATTTTTCTTTGACATTATCTATAATAATATTTAATAGGTTTATAATTAAGTATTCTATTTCTAACATCTGTCATATAACCATATGGAGATTTTCCACCATAGATAGTATTTCCATATCCAGTATTACCTGACATTATTTTTTTAGCTCCACCTACTCCACCATAATGCGCTGCTGCTAAAAGACCTGCTTGTT